AGATAGCCGCTCATCCCTGCTTGGGTTTGGTAGGTGCTACTGGCGTTGGCCTGGGTCAGATATGTGCTTGAAGCAGTAGCAGTATCCAAATAACCAGTAACGGTAGAACCAGCTGGGATAGTGACCGGGTTAGCAAACGTGGCATTACCAGCAGGGTCAATGGTCAACCGAACCGTGCCACCAGTAACCAGTGCCAACTCATCAGCACCAGGGTGTGCAAGACCAGTGTTTACATCACCATCAAAGGAGTAAACAGGGGTTGCAGTAGAGGTACTATCATCAGCCTTAAGTTGACCAGTGAGAGTGCCACCAGTCAGTTTCAAGTAACGGTTATCTGCATCAGTAGCATAGTAACGTACCCACACCCAAGTAGAGCTAGAGCTACTATAGTAGATCTCAACAGTAAGTCCACTGTCCCCTACAAAGCCTCCAGGAAGTCCACTAAGGGGTGTGAAACTCTCAATACCTGTAGAGTTAAGGATACGGATAGCATCGCCATTTACAGGCGATCCTGGAATGGCTGCTACGTTAGCTACCACTGTATAGGCAAGAGCTTCTGCTGCTGCATTAAGCGCAGCTGTAGCATTAGCGTTAGCTGTGTTAGCTGTAGAAACTGCACTAGCTGCAGCACTACTGGCAGCATTAGCCGTAGACACAGCACTTGCTGCAGAAGCACTTGCTGCATTAGCTGTTGATACAGCACTTGATGCTGATGCTTGAGCTGCTGTTGAGTTAGCAAGAGCTGTATTAGCTGTTGTGGTTGCGGCTGTAGCTGAAGTAATAGCAGAAGCTGCATTATTACTAGATTCTTGTGTTACATACAAACCCTGAATAAAGTTATTATTAAGGTCTTGAGCACGAATAGCCGAACCTGAGTTAAACGTAGCCGCTAGAGAACTGTCATCAGTTTCCCGATAAACACGAATATTGCCAGTACCTACTGCAGGTGCATTACCAGCAGTAAATAGTACCTGACCACCAGTTTTAGTAGTGTAGTTAAGGTTTTGAAGATTGTAGTGTGTGCCAGCTGTTTTCAACACACCACCAACACTGACTTTAATATCAGATGATCTAAGCCATTTAAGAGTAAAAGAAAAGGGCCCTAAGTTGGACCCATCACCATTGAATGTTTCTTGTGTAGTTGCCATTTAAGTTATCGGTACATTTGAGTTAATGTCTCAATCTCTGCCTTACGACGATCAGCAGCCCGTGCAGCATCATCAATACGACCTTGCCTCATCAGGTTTTTATTATAAATAGATTCCTGGATAGAACGCCACATTGGTTGATTATCTGACTGCATCCGAGACTCAGCAATCTTTTGTGCATCCTTTACAATTTTATTTAATACGGAGTACACTTCACTTTGAGCTGCATTGATCTCTTCAGAAGGGCGACCTTGAACACGCATAGCACGAATACGATCTAGTTGATCGTTGTACTTTTTATTCTTGCTGAGTTTATCAAACTCTTTCCAGATCTGCTGTTCACCGATATACTTATACAGAATTTCACGCTCTTGAGTGGTATATTCGTGATTTCCAGAACTATCTTTGCGGATCATCTGAATACCATCCCAACCACTATCAATCAACCATTGACGCCAAGGTTCTGTACCTTCACTAATCTTAACTGGATTAATAGCATTAAGAGTACGTAGTACAGGATTGTCAATGTCATTAAGAGGTTTACCCGTGTAGATATCAATCTGTTCAGGAAGTTGACTGGAGAAACCAGGTACTTTATTTTTAATATAACCAATCAGATCATTGTAAATATCTTTTTGGGAACTAGTAATGGCATTGGAGACAACACCGAGAGCACCTGCTTGTGGAATATAAGAACGGGCTTCATTTGCAAGGAAACGAGTAATAGCTGTTTCATCACCATTAGCAACGGATACCACAGGTTCAAGACCAGCAACCCATGACTTATTAACAAACGTAGCAGAAAGAGTCCACATCAGTTTATCAACAAAGTCCTCAGTCAAGGTAGAACCAATGTCCCGAGAGTAGTAAGCAAGATCACCAACAAGAGTCAAGATAGTATCTAGTGGTTCATAACCAGCATAGCTTACCCACTTACCACCAACGTTGATAGTCTTAGGTTGCCAGTTAAAGTTATCACGAAGCTTCTTACGTTCACCAGCATTAACCGGACCATTGCCACGGATATTACCAGCAAGGGCATATCCCATCATTGAAGTCGAAAGAAGTGCTCCAAAGGCGACACGACCACGATACTCAGCCTCAAGACCCTTAAAGATAGCCATACCGTTAGGTACTGCATCATAAGCAATACCATGCTCCATCAAGGCTTCCTTAATTTTATCCATGTCATCCCCTGCCATCAGTACTTTACCGTACCGACTCATGCCAGGAATGGTTGCAATTGGTGTATACGACATAGCGTATTTAACACCATTGATACCAGTTTTAGGAAATGCAAAGAAGGACTTAAGAACAGGTAGTTTATTTACACCACGAGTCAACCAAGAAGCAGCTTCATCATTAAGGTTAAGGGCGATCTCACCACTAGCATTCTTTACTGCAGCATCAGTCAGGTTACCCAAAGCATCAAACGATTCATTATAAGCAATCTTCTCAGCATTAGCTAGACGCTTAGCCAGATCATCTCCTTTATAACCAATTCCAGAAATCTCATCCCAAGCTCTAAATCTAGCCATTTGGGAAGCAACAGTAGTCTGCACGTATGAGTCAGCACTAATCATTGCATTGGTACCATACTTAAACCAACGCCAGTTACCTAGATCATACAGGAATCGAGCAGAACGATATTGGAATAGACGACCCCAGTCACCATCCTTCTCCCATACTGCTTCCATATCAGCAAGAGTATCCCAAAGGTTAGGGTTATAATCAGTAACAAGGTCTTCACGAGCAAGTTCACGGAAGTCCATTGTACTATCATTCCAGGTACGCTTAAATGTATTCCAAGCATCACCCATAGCACGTTTGTTAACAGTCCACCAGGAGCTATAAACATAAGTAGCCTTACGGAGATCCTCTGGAGTGTTCTTACCCATCAACATACCAATACCAGTCCCTAGGAAGGCATTGCTAGTACGAAGGCTGAGAGACACTGTGTTACCAGTAATGGCTTTAAGTGCAGAGATACCAGACAACCAGTTGTTATAACGAACTGACCACGCACCTTGTGCAAAGGCATTAAGACCACCATCACCACTATAAAGAAGACCCATGGGACTGACTTGTTTAGCAGCCCACTTCATCAACTTATCCAGCGTATCAACATCACCATTAGACAGTGCAAAGGCATCAATCAGTGGTTGAGCAGCATCAGGACGTTCAGTAGCAATCCTACGAATCATGTCTCGATAACCTTGTGCTTGAGCATTCTTCTCTTGCACTTTAAGGTTAAACTGTTCAGTAACTTGTTTGATAGCAGCTTCCTTGTCAGGTGATTCCTTGAGGAACTTCTGCCAACGATCTTGGTTCTTGAGAGCCCAACCAGCAATATACTTATTAAGAGCATACTCTTCCATAAGGAATGCCAGTCGATCACCAATCATTTCAGTAGCTCGGTTATAATCAGCAGTCTCAGGGAATGCCTTATAACCTTCTGCAATGTCGGCAATCTCACGTCCTACAGTATCCATAGCACGAGCTGAAGCTTCAGTAACAACCCTACCAAGATACTTATCAGTCAAGTCACGCATAGCATAACCAATGGCTTCTGCTTGTACGTCATTAACGTACTTAATAGCACGACCATCAAGTAAATGCTTTACATCACGGTTATCAAGGAACAGTGTCTTAAGATTAGTAAGTTTATCAGTACCAATAATATCCGTATAAATCTTCCAAGCTTCATCACTCATCTGAGCCTTAGTATACCTAAAGCCATCAACGATTGCATCAAAGTTACCAGTAGCACGAGTGCCTTCAGCTAGGTCTTCGATAAGACCACGAGATACAGTATTACCTTTACTAAGGTCATGGTAGGCACGTTCAGATAGGATAGGAGCAGGTGTTCCACTAGTATTGCCCAACTTAATAGCAGTAGTATCTGCCATGTTACGAGCAATGTTACCAGGAGGTACACTAAGAGCAGCAGTAGAGCCCTCAGGGAACATGTTAGGAGTGATCATAGGGTTCACACCACCAGCCCCTTCAGGATCGTCCATAAGGCGTCCCTTCCCTACTTCATCAATCTGAGTATCCCTACTGGTCTGTTGACGCTCTACAAACGATTCTAGAGGGCTCTCAGTAAGATCTGTGGCTCCTGTATCAGCGTACTGTTTGGTGAGCTTACCAGCCTCACTATCGAGACCTTTGATTTGTGCTTCAAGATCGCCAATGCGGATGCTTTGTTCGATGAGCTGTGCTTCATCAATAGGAGCGATAGAAGATACTTGTGCTAGCTCCTCTTGAAGGGACATGCGTTGAGTGTCAATCTCAGACAACCTAGTAGCAGTAGGAGCATCAGCATTAACCAGCACTTCAGAAGACATAAACTCCTTAGCTGCTGTATCATTAGGCTTGAACCAATCCATTACTCCACGACCTGCAGCAGCAGAGTAACCAATGATATCACCAATAATACTAATACCAGCTGATTCATAAATGTTCTTCTGACGACGAATTTCAGGAGAGTCAGTATCCTTTACTACGAGTGCATCAGGAACAGGCAACCAAGGTGCAGCTTCTTTCACAATCGTCGATACTGTCTCACCCTCAGATTGATCACTAATTGCATTAACAGCAACATCACCAGCAACGTTAATACCAAGTGCTGAAAGACCACGAGCTACAGGACCACCAGCTATACCAGCAGTAGCTACTCGTGATGCAGCACCAACACCAATACTAGGTACTAAAACAGAAGATACTTCTCTTACCTTTTGAAACCCAGGATTCTTAAATTTTGTTTTAGCATCCCAAGCATCATCAATCCACTCAGCACCAGGAATACGACCAATTAAATCAGCACCAAAATCAATGATGCCCATACCAGCAGCACCAAGACCTTCTAGTGTACGTTGGGCATATTCACCAAGATCTTCACTAAGAGTAGCATTAGGATCACCACTACCGTAGATAAAGCCACTACCACGATTAAGTGGTTTTTGTGGTTGTTTATCACCACCACCAGTAAGTTGTTGTACGGCTTGTTGTTGAGGAGACTTAACAGGTTGCACATTACCAGCTGCTTTATTCTCAGCTGGTGTAGCTTCCTTAAACATTGTCTGAGGAGCATTCTTAGAGCTGTAAGCGGGAGCTGCCGCTTCCAACGCTTGCTCCTGAGCTTTATACTCCTCCTCTAGTCGCTTCAGTTCTTCATCATCTGCAGCGAAGGGAGTTTGTGTCATACTGATTTACCGTGTAAGAAACTGAAACGCCGTCCATCCGGCAGTTGAATAACCAATTTATCTCCGTGTTGTGTGCGAGTTTTTGATACAATACGTGCACCATTTTGCAGGAACACTTTGGAACCTCTCATAGTACCATAGTCAATACCATGTGAGCCCCGTGCTACATGACCAGCAAATGTATCAGTAATAGGAATACGGCTCAAAGGAACCCTACCCAATTCAGGATCGTCAACCACAACAAAACCATCGAGTGCCTTAGGAGAGAACTCTTTAGCAGCTTCATTTTGAGGTGTATTAGGGTTATCCTGTTGTTTAACATCTAGGTGTGGGCCAGTAGAAGTAGGTCCAATGTTATCTGTGATATAAGCTAGAGTAGGACGCATGAAGGCAGTATTACGAGAAGGTGTTTGAGATGGTGTATACGGTTGATCTACATTAACACCCATCTGCTGCATCACACGAATGATCTTACTAGGATACGCAACTTCACCACCAGCGTAACCACCAGCTGCAATAGCCTCAATAGCTTGGCGTGGTGTCTTAGCCTTAGATAGTCCAGGAGCATACCTAGGATCTGTCATGAGGTTCATAAAGTCCTTAGCAGACTCAAGAGGTGACGGATAGTCTCTCCAATAAGACCCATTCATTAATGTGCCTTGACCAGGGCGTGCCTTAATGTTAAACACATTATTCTTACCACTGTTGTACTTACCCCATCCAGATTCCAATGCCCACATAGCAGCCATTACTTGTGGGAACTTAAATCCAGCTGCTGTACCAAGAGACTGCACATCAGCATAACCGTTATTACCTGTACGTACAGTAGCAGGTGCATTACCACTACCAATGATAGTAGTATTTAAGTTATCTTGAGTAATAGGATTCCTAGTAAGTAGACTCCTCAGGTATGGATCAGTGGTAGTACGATCTACTGTATCCAGTGCTCCAGGTTTAACTTGACTGCTAAGACCAGCAGCCCTAAGTTGAGCATTAAGGATATCAGTTGGTGTTTTACCAGGAACAGCTATACTAAGTTTTCTATACAGCTCAGGAATAGAAACAGGTTTACCATTTCTAAT